TGCCGACACCGCAGCCCCTGTCGCGTTCAAGCTGCGCGATACGGGCACAGATAGCGTGCTCGAATGGCTGAATGGCGCTGGTCTGGTGCTTTCGAGCGAGAACGCAGAGGGCTGGTTGGGCGTCGTCTGCCCGAACCATGCCGAGCACACCGACGGTCAGATCGAGGCGCGGTACATGCCGCTCAATCGCGCCTTTTGCTGCTATCACGCCCACTGCGAGCACTTGGATTCCAGAACGTTTTTGAACTGGGTCCACGAGAACGGCGGACCGAAAGTCGAGCCTGGGCTGCGGGAAGAGCTGCTCACCGAGCACATGGACCGCGCCTTGTCGAAGCTGACGCCGACCGTAGCCTACCCAGACGAGGCGCAGCGTGTCATTGCCGATGTGGAGCGCCGCGAGGCGGGGCGCATCGAGCGCAGTGAGTGGTTCGGGCGCTATGCCTACATCATGGCCGATGACAGCTATTTCGACATTGAAGAGCGGCGCGAATTGAGCCGGCAGACGTTCAACGCGGTCTACCGTCACGTGCCCTGCAAGTCGATCCATACGGGGCGGCGGATTGAGGCGAGCGTCTGCTATGACGAGAACCGCCAAGAGCTGGGCGGTCGCGCGTTGTCGGGCATTACGTTCGCCGCGGGTGAGGATGTGTTGGTGTCCAAGGATGGTGAGGTCTACGCGAACCGCTGGCGCGATGCGCGCCCGAAGGTGGCGAGCGCGAACGACATAACGCCGTGGCTGGAGCATTGCCGCGCCATGGTGCCGGATGAGAACGAACTGAACCACTGCTTCGATGCCATGGCGTTCAAGTTGCAGAATCCCCGCGTTAAGATCAACCACGCGATCCTGCACGGCGGCGACGAGGGCTGCGGTAAGGACACGATGTGGGCGCCGTTCATCTGGGCGGTCTGCGGGCCAGCCAAGAGGAATTTCGGGCTGATCGACAACGAGAGCCTGTCGTCGCAGTGGGGCTATCAGCTCGAAAGCGAGATTCTGGTGCTGAACGAGCTCAAGGAGCCCGACGCGTACGCGCGGCGCCAGCTGGCGAACAAGCTGAAGCCGGTGATTGCCGCGCCTCCCGAGACCATCGTGATCAACCGCAAGGGGCTGCACCCCTACAGCATGTTGAACCGCATGTTCGTGCTGGCGTTCACAAACGACCCGGTGCCGATTTCGATCCCATCACAGGATCGCCGTTGGTTTGCGATCTGGTCGTCCGCGCCACGTATGGACCCCGACCGCGCCGCGCGGTTGTGGCGCTGGTACGAGCAGGGAGGCGGCTACGAGGCGGTTGCGGCGTGGCTGCACGCGCGGGACGTGTCGGAGTTCAATCCGGCTGCGGCGCCCATGTGGACCGAGTTCAAGGCGAGCATGGTCGAGCAGGGCATGAGCATCGCCGAGAGCTATCTGGTAGAGATGATTCGGGCTCGTCGGGGAGAGTTTGCACGTGGCGTCATTGGAGGGCCGTTCCACAACATCTGCGATCGCGTGGCTGGCATGATGCCATCGGGCGTGAAAGTGCCGCAGGCGGCCTTGTTGCACGCCTTGAAAGAGGCGGGATGGCAGGATATGGGCCGCATCGGATCTTTCGACCTGCCGACGAAGCGGCACGTCTACGCCGCGCCGGACATGGCGTTGCATAAGAAATCGGATTTGCGCCGAATGGTGGAGGACGAGCCGCCAAGCGGCAATGTCGTGGGGCTGCGGCGTTAACGTTAACGGCGGCCGTTGGGCCGCCGTTTCCGTTTCACGTCTTGTGTCGTGTGCGCTCGCGCTCATACGCGCGCCAGAGGATCAGCAACAAGCGAATCATGCGGTGGAGCTCTTCGGGCTGTTGCCGATCTCGGGCTCGCCGAGCACGTTCTGCGGATCCGCGCCGATGTCCGGTTCGCGACGTGCCTCTCGCAGGCTCACAGCGAGCTCCACAGGCCAGTCGTCGGGCTCGGGTACCTCTGGTGCCGCCGGCACGTCCGAGGCGTCCTGTGCGGTTCCTAGGGCCTCTGGTGGGGTAATGCGTTGCGACACGAGCCGCGCATATCCTGCGATGTCATCCCAATGGTCTTGGAAGTCGGGTTTGCCGGCCAAGATGCGTCCGATCTTATGCGCGATCATTTCGAGGGCCTCACCTTGCATGGCGTTGAGCCGCAGCCATCCGGGCTGTAGACGCATTACGATTTTGAGCCGCTGCGTGATGTCAGCGTGCACGGCGTAGTCGCCATGCGTGGCGTGGCGGTCGCGCAACAGGGTGTCGATATCTGGTGTCATTCGGTGTCCTTTGCAGTGGTAGCGGCCTCAGCTGCGGCTTTAACGACATGATGCCGGATGGTGCTGTGGTCGCGATTGCACCAGCTCCCGATCAGCGGAAGCGAATATCCAGCTTTACGCAACGCAACATAAACATCGCGGCGCGCGCGCACGAGCGCGGCTGTGCGCGTGGGTCCCGCAACGTCTGCCCACAGGACGTTGTGAGCGGCGAGGATCGGCTCCACGATGGCGCGGATCCGCGGGTTTGGGCGTTCGTGTGCCGACGTGACGCGCACCATAGCCGTTTCGATGGCAGGTATGACGCGCGGTAGCGCGAAAGCTTTGGGCTTGTCGGTTGTGTCGGACATATCAAGCTCCTTTCTGCGCGGCTATGTGGGCGGCGAACACGGCGTCGTACATCTCGACCATGGCGGTCACGCGCGCCAGCATGTCGGGCGCCAGGCGGCCTTGGTGCGCCATAAGCGCGCCTAGACAGGCCATGTAGATGGCCGCGCCTCGCATGGCGTACGTGTCGCGCAGCAGCATATCAGGCGCGTGCACGCCCATCAGGAACCACTTCACGCACAGCGCGCGCGCGACGTGCAGCGTGACGCGATCGCGGCGCATGCCGTACCCCGTGCGCTCCTGGTGCGCCCAACGGTCGAACGTGTAGGCTGTCGAGTGCGCGACAGCCAAACGATAAAACGTGTCGTTAATGTCCTGCTTCTGGCGTTTCGTGAGCGGAAGACGAAGGGTCATAGTTGTATCTCCTATTTGTTCAGGTGGGGTAGTGGAATGGTTAGAGCGCGGCAAACCGTTCCAGAGTGTCGAGGATGATGGCAGTCTCTGCGTGATGGTCGTGATCCGGTCCCCAGTGTTGGCGTGCTTCGGTCATCGTGAAATATCGGCATCCCGCAATCACGCGGCGTTCGCCATCTTCGCAGGGTGCCCACAGGAACGTATATCCATCCGTGCGAACAATTTGCGTTAGTGGCCGGGACACGTGAGCCGAGCCGTACACGTGAGCCGAGCCGGACACGCGAGCCGAGCCGTACACGTGAGCCGCGTCGTACACGCGAGCGTCGCTAGCGACATAGGCGCCGGCAGCTACGTAAGCCGTATCTGCCACCCAACCACCACCATTGGCGTGCTGATGTGCGGCAACAGGACCGTTGTCGTCTCCGAAGTCATAGGTCGCAACATTCATAATAGTTGTATCTCCCATCCATTGAGGTAAGAGAGACGCGAGCGGATGCCGAAACACCCGCTCGCGTCTGGATCACTTGGTGGCCCAATCCGTGATGTGGTCGAGCGCCTGATTGCGCGCGGCCGCGTTGGCACGGGTCGGCATCACAACACCGACGGCCTCGTAGCCCGTGCCGTACGCGAAATCGACGGCCGCTGCGCCGTAGCCGTTGTGCGCGATCACGACGTGGCCGGCTGTCAAGCCCTCGCCCCGCTTGCGCTTGACGGCGCCCTGCAGTAGCGAGCGCGCTTGCGCGAACCGCGCCAGCAGCAAAACGTCGTACGTCGCAATCTCGCCCGAGACTTCCGCCGGCAGGGTCCGGCGATAGTCCGGAAACGAGCCGTCCACGGCCGTGCCGCCGTGTGTGGCGCCGTGGCAGTCGAACGTGATGCGCGGTCCATCGACGGCCAGCGTCGCTACGTTCAACGCTTCGATGCGCGACAGCTTGAGGCGCTTAATGAGATCCGCCGGCACAATCACGGGCGCCGGCAGGGCGCCGGCGTCCGGACGCGGCATCCCGTCGGCGTAAGGCTGGCGCAGCGTGATGAGCATGCGCCCATCGGTGGCCGTCATACGGACATGGTCGCGGGTGAACTCCAACAGCACGCCGATCAGATAGTACGGCGTTTCGTCGGTGCTAACGGCGCACGCAACGGCATGCAGCGCGCGCAAATCGATGGCGCAGGCGTAGGACGAGGCGGTGGCGGTGGAAGTGGTGGTGGTGGTCATGTGCGAGGCTCCCTTGGTTGTCGCAGGTGGGACTGTAAACGATTGCTTTGCATCGTGTCAAGCGTTATCCCCAGTTGCGGCGTTTAGCGCGGCCTTGGAGGGGATAGTCACGGTTCGGCAAAAGTTAGGCTATTGAACGTGCACTGTTTGACTATGGTTAACCGACTGTTATTGTTGGGGTTTTTTGAGGTTAGGTCAAATAGTCATGTTTTTTTTTTAGGTTTAATCGTCTTTATTAACTAATATGTATGCTGATAAGATTAGCTTATGCTAAACGCCCCCGACAACGCCCGCGTTATCCCCACATTCTAGGGTGCGACTTCTCCGGCCGTGACTATTTGACTATTTTTGCAATTATGGGCGGAAAACCCTGACAATTCAACGCGTTAACACATAGTCATCGCGTGACTATTTTTGACTATTCGTACCCTTTTTGTTCTTATTTATGGTCAAAAACGTATTACCACGTAGTGCAAAACTTGCCGAAACTTGCCGAAATTTGCCGAAACTTGCCTTCTGGAAACGTGTTGAAACACACGCGACACATAAGAAAAACTAATGTGTCTACGTTCGATGCGTGATCACAGCGCGCCAGCGGAATTTGTCGTTATGCACAATTGTCTAGGTATGCTGACAATGACAATTCACCCAAAAGCCAAATGCCCATGTACACGGACAATGACAATATAGCCTAACTTGTGATGGTATGCGGACGATGACAATGTAGCCTAACTTGTGATGGTATGCGGACAATGACAATATGGCCTAAGTCGATCGAGGGGCGTCGTTCGCACAAAAGAAAAGGCCCGCCGAAGCGGGCCAGGATCATAGGGACGGATCAATCGTGTATGAGAGGCATCTAGCCTGGTGGACTGGCAGGGCGTCCATGATCGTCTCGGCGTGCGCCCAGGCCTCAGTCCAGCTTTCAAAACGTTCGGCGCTCGGGCGCGTGAGCGTCTCTTTATACGCGCGGTAGGTCCAAAAGATCACGTATCGGGTTTGCATCGTCGTGGTTCCTCACTGTTGACGCTCAGACTGTAATAGATTGTTTTGCACATGGTCAAGCGTTTTCCCCAGACCCACCTCGATTTTCCATAATATAGATTACGCGAATGGCGCTGCCGTCGTCGCCGGCGCGGTCGAGCGCTGCTCGGCTGGCGCTGCCGTCGTCGCCGGCGCGGTCGAGCGCTGCTCGGCTGGCGCTGCCCGGCCCGGCCCGGCCCGGCCCGGCCCGGCCCGGCCCGGCCAGGACGG